TGCTGGGCAACAACGACCTACACCACCACTACCATCTAATATGTCAGCCTTCAATAGTTCAGGTATGCCATTTACAGGTACAGGTAATGATGGTTATGGTAGTATGTCTCAAGGGCCAGAAGACTTTTATAATGCAACTACAAATACATTTGAAGGTGGTGGCCCACTAGAAAAATTACCACAACTAATTGACACAAGACCACAACAACCTGTACAAAGAAACCCTAATGTTGTATCTGGGTACTATGACTCACCAGAATATAACGCCTTTAGAAATGATCCACGTAATAGAGTTGGTACAATGGATGTACGTTCTAGTCCTTACTTTGGTAGACAAGGTTCTGGAAGTGTTGGTGGTGCAGCAGATCAAGCATATGAGGATTACTTAAATAGATCAGGACAAACAAGTTACTTACAAGGTGGTGCTGACTATACATCAAACCCAAACTACGATGCATATATAAAAACACAGGGAGAGGCCGGACCACTTCAACAAGTTTCAGGACCATCAGACACTCTAAACAGAGGTATGTACAATAACCCACCACCAGTAGGACAAGCAGCCAACCCACAAGCAACAGCACCACCCGTAGGACCAGTAGACTACACACAAGGGCCAGTGCCTCAGTCAACTGGGTTCCAAGGTCAGACTATTGCAGATCAAATGGCTAACAGGGCCTATACACCCGGTTTACCTTATGGTGCAACTGTACAACCAGTTGGTACTGCATTTAATGCTAACCAAGTAATAGATCCAACAACAGGACAGTTATCAGCAGCTCCAGATATTAATGTGGCACAGGCTACATCTATGGGTGCTGTAGCACCAACAGCAACAGATCCACGTACTATGGCTGCAGCTACTACTCAGGCAGGTGTACAAGCAGTAACAGACTCAGTAGCTCCTGCACAAGGTACTGTAGATCCACGCGCACAAGCTACAGCCCAACAAACAACAGAAACAAGTGTTGAAGCTTTAACTGAAGCACAGGGTACAGCAACTACAATGGCTAACCCTGTTACACGTAGTGTGCAAGCTGGTGAACTAGTAAGTGGAGCAGCTAATGCTCAGACAGCAGCAACATTTACAGAACAAACACAGGCTGCTCAAGCAACACCAACGAACAAAGCTACAGTACAAGGACAGTTAGAAGGATTGATGGCAGCCTTTGAGGGTGGTAATACACCTGCATGGGCAGCAGGAGCAATGCGTAACGTCACTACACAGATGGCAAACAGAGGTTTAGGTGCATCAAGTATGGCAGCACAGGCTCTTATACAAGGAGCAATGGAATCTGCATTACCTTTAGCACAGGCAGATGCATCAATATTTGCACAATTTGAAACACAGAACTTGTCAAACCGCCAACAACGTGCTATGCTTGCAGCACAACAACGTGCTACATTTATGGGCATGGAGTTTGACCAAGAGTTTCAATCACGAGTACAGAACTCTGCACGTATAGGTGACATAGCTAATATGAACTTTACTGCAGATCAACAGGTTGCATTAGAGAATAGTAGGGTTGCTAATACTGTAAATCTACAAAACCTAAATAATAGCCAAGCAATGGTAATGGCAGAGGCTGCTGCATTATCTCAACTAGATATGGCTAACTTATCTAATAGACAACAGGCTGCAGTACAGAATGCACAAAACTTTATGCAAATGGATATGACTAACCTATCTAATGAGCAACAGACTGGTATGTTTAAAGCTCAGTCAAGAATACAATCTTTGTTTACTGATCAGGCAGCTACTAATGCCGCAAGACAATTTAATGCAAGCAGTCAGGCACAAACAGATCAATTCTTTGCCAGTTTGGCAAGTACAACTTCTCAGTTTAATGCAGCACAATCCAACGCACAATCTCAGTTTAATGCAGGTGAAACAAATGCCATACAGAAATTTAATGCAGAGTTAGATAATCAACGTGATCAGTTTAATGCACAAAACTCTATAGTAATATCTCAGAACAATGCACAGTGGCGTAGAGAGATTGCAACTGCCGATACTGTGGCTGTTAACAGAGCTAATGAAATAAATGCAAGATCAATACTAGATATGTCAGAACAATCATATGCTAATCTGTGGCAGTACTATGCAGACAGTATGGAGTGGGCTTGGACATCTGCAGAAAATCAACTAACTCGTATGAATGAACTTGCTAAGTCAGAAATAGAAGCTAAATCACGTAAAGAGATTGCAGAAGAACAATCTTCATCTGCAGCAGGTGAAGCAGTAGGTGGATTAATTGGTACTCTGGGTAGTGCTTACATATCAAACATGTTTTAAGAGGATACTTTATAAATGACTAGACAATTAAATCCGGGTATTATAGCATACAATAATATAAATTCTATAACGCTAGAAGAGGAAAGAGTAGGCCCTATCTCAAAAGGTTTACTATCTCCTAACTCCACTAGTAAAAAGAAAAAAGTTAAGGTGTTAGATGAAAATGAAAGAATTGCAACTTATGTTTCTGCAATACGAAAAGAGAGAGAGGAACTAAAAAATGGCTCTTCCTAATACACAACCATCTTTTGATGCACCTATACCCGGACAGGCTATGGTGTCTGAACTTGGGGCAAGGCCTTGGCAACAACCCTCACAGTATACAACTATTGAAGAGGCTGTTGACTTTTATATATCAAAAATGTCCTCTGATGAAGTAGCTATACAAATAGAAGATATTCTTGAAATGGGTGTATCTGTAGCTGACTTAGCTCACGTTATACAACTGTCTAATGTTATGGAAGGTGTTCATAGTATTGATGTTGGTGTGATGGCTACACCTGTACTTATAGAATTTATTATGTTAATAGGTGACAGTGCAAAGATAGACTACGAAACAGGACTGGGTGATGAAGACAAGTCTATAAAAAAAGCCCTTTTAAACAGAGCTATGAAACAATTTAAAGCAGAGGCTGCTAAAAAATCTGCAGAACCAGAACAGATTGTAGAAGAAGTTGATGATAATAGTACTAAAGAAGAAAAAGTTAATCAACTAACTGGCCTTATGGCAAGGAGAATATAATGAGTTTTTTTAGAGGCGTAATAAAAGGTGCAGCCAAAAGTTTAGATAGAAATATTACAGAGCAAATGGACTTCCTAAAAAATGAAGCCTCTAGTGTTGCAAAGATTAGAGCAAACCGGGCTATAAGAGAGCAAGATAAATACACTGATGCTTTAGAGCAAAACTTAAAAGAAATAAAAGATTTAAGTATTAAAGTTGGAGGAACAGACCAGTATCAATACCTAGTTGATAAGCATGGCGCAGATGAAGCAAAGCTCATAGCACAAGAACTTTATGAGTTTTCAAGACAAGATCCTTATTTTAATATTAAAGAACAATTAAACCTAGAAAAAAGAGATGGACCAAGTGTGTCAGCACTTGAACTGGCACGATTTATGACACCCAAAGCTAAAGTTGTACCGTCCGGTGGATATGGTATAGGTACAGGTATGACAAGAATGTTTGGTATGGATGCTGACGCGCAAATTAAAGCACAATCAGACCGATTAATAAGGGCTGCAGGAATACCAACTAATGATACAAAGTATACAAATAATATGCCTGACGTATTAAAAGGTAGTGGAGTTCCTACATGGAGAACAATACGTTCCTCTAGACCTTTACAAGATTACAATATCTTAACCTCACTAGCTGCAAGTAAATTAGAAGAAGGAACAGCAAGTAATAATCCCAAATTAATTGCAGAAGCAAAGTCAATACAAACGTACGCTGAAACTAGAAGAATTGCCGGTGAAACAACCGCAGTAAATAAACCATATTCTGATACTGAATATGCTAGATTTAGGGCTGTTCAAAGTAACTATCTATCAGAGACAGTTCTTGGTTTAGCAGACGGTGGTCAGTACGGCACAGATGCTGGAGGTACTTTTTATGTAACAGGTGCAATGGATCAAAAGTATAAAAGTGAAATACATAAAGCTATTAGTAGTTTAGGAAATGTGGCTAGTGCTGCAAAAGATAAAGGTATTGATGCAGTTACTATAGCTAACATGTCTAATGAAGCATTAAACCAGAATAAAAAACTAGTTTTTGGTAATGATGGTGAATTAGTTTTAGGAGATACTCAGCTATATGATAGATCTGTGTTTCCAATTGACCCCACATTAACAGAGATAAAAGTTACCCCTGATGAGTTTGATAAGATGACTAAAAACGAACAAATGAGTATTGTAGAGGAATTAAAAAAACGTTTAGCTGAGTTAAATGCAGATACTAGAAATCAATTGTTTGGTGACGAAAAGAAACGACAAATGGCTATATCAGATGTAATGACAGATATACAAATACTACAAAACAATCTAAGTCAGTAAACTCAAGGTACAAAATAAAACATGGTAGACAGCTCACACAATTTAAAAAATAAATTAAATAAAGAAACGTTATTAAAAGACAGATCTTTTTTACGTGACGCTGGGCGGTTTTTAATTGATAGAGGTGGTTATTCTGCTAATGATCTTGGTACAAATGAAGATAAGTATAATGCCTTTATGGAACATTTTCGTTCTCAGAATGTAAATGAAGTTACTGCACTAAAGGATCTAACATACGCTCAAGAAACTGATGCTGAAGGTAAAGCACAGTTTGGTAGACTTATGGATACCTATGATAAGATGGATTCTGATTTTGGTTTTAAGGCAGCAGGAGATTATCTTGAAGGGATATTTACTGCACCGTCAACATATGCTGGTGCATTTTCTTTTGGTACAGCAAAGGTAGGCGCACTTGCTGCAAATCAAGGTATAAAACTAGGTGTTCGTCAAGCGTTAAGAACAGGAATCGGTTCTGCTGTTGTTGAGGGAGTTGCTGGGGGTGCAACTGTTGCTGCTCAAGAAGGTACACGTGTAGAGACAGGAATAAAAGAAGAGATAGATCTAGGAAATATAGGTCTAGCTACAGCTATATCTGCAGGAACAGGTGGTGTTTTAGGTGGTTTTACTGGTTACACTAGAGGAATCAATGCGTCAAAGGCTGATGAGATACTTAAATCTACTAAAAAAATTGTAGATGATGCAACTGAAAAGTCACATGCTAATGCCACAATTAAAACACTAACAAATAAAACAACATCTAAAACTGCAAAAAAATATCAAGAACAATTACTAGACAGTCTAGATGCTGAAACAAAAAAATTAGCTAAGTCTAAGAAGAAAGCCCTTATAGAAACTATTCCTGAACAGCTTGCCGTAGGTAAAGAGTTACGTAAGGAATTAAGTTCAGGAAACCGTGTATACTCTATAGGAGCAAAAGAAATACAGAATATTGCTGCTGCAGCATCAGAAGTATTTCATAAGATAGGTGATCATCCAACGTTAGATGACCCTTTGACAGAGGCATTTACATCAAGAGTAGCCAGAGGTTTGGCAGATGGAGTCTTAGATGAAAATTCTTTTGGTAAAATTTTAAATGATCACAATATAACCACAGAACAACTTGGTGGATTATATGCTGCAGAACTTTCTTCCTATGGTCTAGGTCTAAGATCTGGTAGAATGATAAAAGACATTGGTAAACAGTCAGACTATCAGGAAATTGTAACCAGACTAAATGAAATAGATGAGAACACACTAGGTTTAGGAACTATTACTAGTAAATCAAGAGAAGTAGTTGATGCACTACAGGAAACTAAAGGTGTCGGTGCTAAAATAGGTTCCTTTTTTACACATATAAATAAAGCACGTATTGGATTTATGACAATACAACCTGCTACTACAATGAGAAACACAACTAATGGATATTTAAGAAACTATGTCTATATGTTGGATAATTTTGGGGCATCAGTTGTAGACTACGCAAAGGGAAATATAAAATTAATTAGTAATCCAAATGATGCAATGGTAAGAAAACACTCAGAAGACCTTATAAGAAAGTCACGGGCGCAAGCTAGAGCAGGGTTTCAATCACTACACTTCCAAGATTTAAAACTTGGAATGGAAAGTGTAAATACAAAAGCATTATTTGAACTTCTTGGTGATAAAAAACTGGGTAACACAGACGTAACTAAAAAACTGCTACGTAAAATGGGTGATATTGCAGATGTAACGGACCAAACAGGTGGTTTAATTGGAGTAGCAAGAAATCTAAATAAACTTAACACTATGTCAGATAATATGTTTAAGAGAGCAATATTTGCCAGAGAAGTAGATAAGGCATTAGGAGCTAATCCTATTTCTGTTAAAACATTTGAAACGGGTCCAGCCGGAGAACAAATAAGTAAAGAACTTGTTCTTGATAGTCTTGATAAAGTTTTAAGAACAGGTAACTTTAATAAAATAAATGCTAAAACATTTGCAGATTCTATGACAGAGGCATTTGATTTTACTTATCAAACGGCTGGTTTTAGAGGTAGAGAAGGAAAGTTTAATAAATTTGCTGATCTATTTATTGACGTGTCATCTAATAGTCTTTTAGCATCTTCAATAATACCATTTCCTAAATATTTAATAAATCAATTTCGTTTCTTGTATGAACATACACCAATCTTAGGTGTGTATAATATGGGTGGAATTTTAAACAAGTCAGGTAAGACAGGATTAAGAAAAAAAATAGATTTATCATCTGATACTTTGGGAAAACAACTAGGTGGTCTTGCTATTCTTGGTACTTTTATGGCAGCAAGAGCAAACTTTGGGGATGAGTATACTTCAGCGTATGAATATAATGACCCAACAAGTGGTGGCACATTTAATGCAGAAGCATTGATTGGTCCTTTCTCTGCACATGCTGCGGTAGCAGATGTTTTGTATAGAATAAATCCCGGTAAGTGGCATGATAATGAAAATGTAGCAAACACTAAACCTTTTGATAGTAGAAGGCTGGTAAAAGCCATGACAGGGGGTAACATACGTGCAGGAACTTCTCTTGATCTAGTAGAGAGTCTAGTAGATGTTTTAAATAACGGTATTGATTCTGGAGAATCAGAATTAAAAATACAAGAACGAACAGCTAAATTTTTAGGTAACTATTTAAATACATTTACTGTAGGAGCAGGATTTTTTAAGGATATACAGGCACAGATAGACCCTTCTGTTAGACAGCTTGCAGATAATACTGATGTAAATATGATGCATTACTTCTTTAAACAAGCTGGCAGGTCTTTACCTACTATGGGAATAGACTATGGTAAAGTTCAAGAAGGTGGCAGAGACGCATCAGCATCTAGTACTAGAAGTACAGGTACTAGAAAATTAAATCCTATACTAAAACAGCTTTCAGGTTTAACTCCAGTAGAAGAAAAAACTAGTGTAGAAAAAGAACTTGCAAGACTACAGTTTGACTATTTTGAGTTAAGTCCTAAACGAATAAAATTTGATAAACCTATGACTAATGATGCTCGTCAATTAATTGGTACAGCAATAGAAAAAGATGTAGCAGCTTTTATTAAAACAGATGAATATTATTACGCTACGGATGTTAGAAAAAGAGATATGTTAAAGACAGAGATTGATCTAATTAGACGAACTGAGAGGGCTAAAGTATTAGACCCTGAATCAGCACCGACTAAATTAGATAGAGAAAGAGTTTTAAAAGCTAAGTACTTTAATCTAAGTAATCGTGATAGAGTGCTTATCAATGATACGCATGAATACTTAGAAAGAATAAAAGGAATATCTGAACCAAAGACAATAGAAGAGACTGGTAATTGGGCAGAGGGTTTACGATTACAAGACGAAAGAAAGAAAAAGAAATAATCCAAAGGTATGACCGTAGTATAACAAATAAAAAGGGGGCAACTAAGCCCCCAATTTTTTACCTATTATCTCCACTTCCCCCTATTTTATTATCACTCATCCTCTTATGTAGCTTGGCTTGATTGAGACCTGCTATTGTACCAAGAGATAAATTAAGATCTGTTGCCAGTGCAGCACAGTACCATAGTACATCTCCTATCTCACTAGCTATATCATCTCTCCAATTATCTGGCATATTATTTACACCATCCCTCATTAACTTTTTTACTTTATTGGCTACTTCTCCTGCCTCTCCTGCAAGCCCAAGTGCAGGGTAGGATATCTTATACTTATCATCATAGATAGCTGTCTTTGCTGATGACCTTTGATACGAATTAAAGTCTGACATTTTGTACTTCTCCTTTAGCCAATTCTGGGCTTCTGTTTCTAGTTTGTTCATGCTTAGTAACTCTCTTTAAGTTCTCACTAAATGCTTTATTAAAGCCCCTATCCCACTCTCTAAACTGCATAGTATCCATATGAAAGGGGTTGTTTATTCTACCCCTCTTGAAATCATCATAGCCTCGCTGAAATTGAACCTTCAGTGGGGCATCATATTTTCCAAGACCCCTTTCTTTACGTGTTAACATTCTCTGCATGTACTACTCCTTTGGATTGAGTTTAGGTTTTAATTCATCTGTCTTAGTATTCTGTATAGCCTGTACACATTGTGCCACATGATTGAGTATCTTTAATGAGTTACTCCCAGTGGACAGTGTCCTTACTACACCCATAATGTTCTCATCTTTTTCATCTACGTCATACTCTTTATCTTCTACAGTAATCTTCATGTTATCTCCTTCTCTAATTGTTTTTCTAGGTTAGCCATAGCTCTCCATGCTACCTGCGCCCAGTCTTCTTCTAGTAAGTGACGCATCATTGCGTCTAGTTCATCCTTAGACTTTGTTCTATCCCAGAATATAGTCTCAGGTGTCTGCCCATGTTGTAAACCACCAACATAAGATATCTTTGCTATAGCTGCAATAGCTCTAGGAAAGTATTTAATGAAGCCTGTGTATACAGGTATTGCTTTTCTTTCCTTACTGTCCGTTGGTAATATCATGGTGATCTCCTTATGTTAAGTCTACTATTTCACACACATCTCCTGAACAGGCTAACGTCTGCATCGCTACTGTATTATCTTCTTCCTCATAACTAGACAGTAATGCCCAATCAATTTTCTTAGGAAGTTTCTTTGATAATGCATCATATTCTTTCTTATTGCAATCCTGATATGGTGCTTGTTGATAACTATGATCAGAGTGTGGTAAAAATGACACACCTGACATCTCATCAAAATACTTATAGACAAACGCACCAACTTCCATCCACTCTGCATCACGTACTGTGATAGTAACAGATGGTTTATGTTCACACCAATGTCTTTGATACATCAGCCACATCTCTAGCTGTTGGATCGCAGTCATATCATTCCTAGTTACAGCACCTTTGGGTGATGCAATTGGAAAACTAAACACAGTTGTAGTGTCAGGTTTCATTACACATAGTTCTGAAGGTACACCCTGATCAATCATAAACTGTGTCAATGGATCTTTGTTGTCACCTCGTACAGTTCTTACGTAGTACTGGCTATGTCTGGCATGTATACCACTAGCACTGTCTACTAATTGTGATACAGTTCCAGATGGTTTTACACAAGTGACAGCAGTAGACTGTGGTATCCCTAGCTTCTCAGCCCACTCTTTATTTGTATCAACAGCAACCAATCTAAGATGATTGAGTGTCTGTTCAAGACCTTTGTTCTTACTAGTCATAAGAGGATTGTCCATGATACCTGTAAGTGATACACCAAGTAGACGTTCTTCTTCTGTGTTATTCTGCCACACCTTACGTAAGTATGGGAACTTTGTAAACTTAGATTGTATAGTACCCAAGATGGTGGCAAGTTCTACCTTCTTAGATAGACTCTTGATATCATCTGTTGCTCGTACAACTATCTCTGTAAGATTACAGAATTGGTATGGTCGTAAGATTATCTCAGAACAAGGGTTGCAAGCAAACTCCCAGTCAGCATCTCGTCTACCATTTCTAGCTGCTTGCTTCTGTGCAGCCTGTCTATTAAAGATACCACGCTCACCTGACTTAGACTCTACAAGTGCTGTCCACTCACGTAAGAATGTCTCCATGTCGGGCTTCTCTGTATAACACACACTGTTATTTGACAACGCTCTATGAGGGGCAGCTTCCCACCAGTTACCTGACTTAGCATGTCTCATACGGTCATCAGATAGATTAGATAGACTGATCATAGCTGACCTACGTACACCACCAACAACAACTATCTCACCTATCTTACACATAATGTCGTGACACTCTATGCTTGATAGCTTACGAGTCTGTGCTGTCTTAAATGTACCAACCACAAACATAAACAAATCTATCAATGGTGCAGGGCCAGATGCTCTACCACCAAATGTTTTTAACTTAGCTCCTGCAGGTCTGACCAACGACACATCCCACTTGGGTATCTCACCTGCCCATAGTAATGCAAGCAGTTGACGTAGTGCTTTAGCCCAACCTTCTTTACTATCCTTGACCACTATGGTTGTATCACTATTATACAGTGGTGGTATCTCTGGTAGCTTAGATATGTATTGTCGTTCAACACTAAAGCCTACACCTGTACCACACAGTAGTATAAACATAGCCTCGTCAAAACTCTTTGGATCATCTACAGGTAGGTAGCTACAGTTGTAACCTGCTGTGTTATCTCTGTCCAATGCAGGGCCAGCAGTCATCATCGCTCTCATAGAGGGCATCACAGCTAGACTAGCTATAGCATCATACAATTCTTCACGTGTATCTGTATCTAACTCATAGCCTATCTTGTCAGCCATGTAATCTACATACCTGCCTACAGTTTCTCCCCAGTTCTCTCGTCTTTTGTCTTTGTCCAACCATCTTGCGTAACGAGATGTATGTATAAACGCTTGATAATCTGTTGGTAAATAATTACTCATGTGTTTACTCCGTTAATATTCTAATTGTTTCTATTTTCATACCATCTATATCATAGATAAATTCATGTAATGCTTCTCTAATCTCTTGATCAACGAACCCATCAACAGGTATAGGATACTCGTCCTCGTCTAGATTCAAACCTAAAAATACTTTTACTCTCATGTCTACTCCTAATGAAACTTCAACTGTATCACATTGTCATCACCAGTTTCGACTGTTACGTTATCATTTTTATCTGGGTTATTTTGTTTCAATACTTTATTTGTATAGTTATATAACATATCTCTAAACTCTACGTTCTCTTCCATTAGAGGTATGCACGAGCTGACCAATGTACTCACAAACATTAGGTGATCATAGTCGTATACGTCTAAATTATTTTCTTGTGTCGTTATAGTACCTATCTTTAATTCTCCTGTCCACATACCATCTTCATCTAGTAGTGGAGCTAAACGAATAATAAAATCGTTAGGATCAAAGTCTAAGAATAATTTGTCATCCATGTTATGCTCTCCTTGTTTTCTTTAGTGGGAAAGGTATAACACTTTTGTCTTGTAGTTGCCATAGTGTGTCAGGTTTTCTTATCTTTTCTTTTAACCACGACTCAGGAATAATCCTATCATGATATAAGAAGTTATTCTTTTCACACCAACTTGCATACGTACCCTTTGCACCCTTATTTAGTTTTCTTTTACTGCTCTCAAATACAAACCTAATGTCAAGGTTTGGATGTTGCTTTTGTATAGCCAGATGTTTACGCCTATCTGCTTGTACAAAGCGACCTTTCACTTCTATTATAATACCATTAGGCAGCAGGAAGTCTGGCGTATATGTTCTATACATCAGATCTTCCCACTCTATCTTAAAGCACTCGTATCTAAAGTCTTGTTTTAATTCCTTCAAGTGATCAGAGACTTTAATCTCTAGACCACTACGATAACCATACTTTAAGGCAGCCTGAAACTGCTTTACGTTACGCAATACCTGTCCTAAAAAGACTTTCATAAGGGCTTCTGTAATTATAGCCTAGTGATTTTAGCTCGTCTCGTACAAGTTTGTCTGCTTCGTTGCGTTGCTCTATAGCAGAACGAAGACCAGCAGTCTTCTGTTCCCTATACTCCTTACGCATTTCTTTTATTTCAGCTTCTTTTGCTTTTATCTCTTCTGCAAGAGTGTCTAAATTTTCCAACATACTATTTTCTCCTCTCATCTATAGCAGTAGTTTCAGATGGATCATAGTTCTTAAACAGTTTCCAGTACGTTAACAGACTGTTAAACATCCGTAAATGTTTAGGGTGTGTACCCTTATCCCATTTATATGGAACTATTAATCCTGTATCCTTTCTGTCTACAAAAATGGATACTCGTTCAGGATCATCAAAGCCACAGCCTTCAGCATAGGCTGATAACTGCATACCATGTTCATTAAACACAAGCTTAGATCCTTCTTTACCATCTAGGTTGTCCTTAGTTTTAAAGTCAACAAAGATTCCTGATTCAGAATACAAGTCTATTTTACCACCATAACCTGCTTCAGCACAGAATGAGTTTTCTGCTATCCACTCCTCATCAGGAAATGTTTTATCCAAGTATTCTTTTATTACCATATAAGGTTTTGTTTCCTTACCACCTGCAAAGCCTTGCTCTATCATAGCGTGAATGGTTGTACCCATCTCTGCTGCCTCTTTACCTATACTCTTTGAGTGTTCTTTACATCTATAAAAGAATTGGTTTACGCTTTCGTCATCTTCTTTCTTTAACGTAAGTGCTGAGTTCAGAGCCTGATTGATCTTCCAGTTCTCTAAGGTTGGCTTTGCTGCAACACCAAGGATAGTAGTAACAGATGGTACGTAACCATGTTTCCTAGCATCCCGTAAATTGGTGTTGCGTTCTTTGCCATTTGAACCTACTATAGTATATGCAGATTCTCCTGTTTTACTATACCAATGTTCCGACTCTGACTCTTTTTTCATTAAGCAAATTCCTCTGCAGTTATGTCAATGAACTCATCAACAGTACTCTTATCAACCTCTTCATGTTTATGCATACTTTCATTCCATGCATTTGTTATGTAACCATTATAGTTAGCTACCCATGCTAAGAAGTTAGCAAATATCTCCTGTGCTTCATCATCCATATCAAGGGTGTTAGACAGGTCAAGAGTAACAGATGGAAGATAAAAACAACTACCATTGGGTAGCTTACGTTCCTCTGTAGCTAACTTCACATAGTGCTGTATCGGAAGACGTTTCATCTTATTAAGTTTATTAAACACATTTGTACCAAAGGTTTTGAAAGCATCTCTGTTCTCAACTTCCCATATGAATGGCGTAGCCCCTATCGTAACTGATGCACCTGTCTCATCCACAGGATTGTCTAACTCTATAGTACCAAACAGTACACGTACACGCTTGATCTGCTTTAGAAGGTCTTGCATCTTCTCAGGTAAAGATTTAAAGTCTTGTATATAACCTGCAGGTTTACCACAATTAAAACCACCATCATTATCTTTCAGATCAACATTCAAGTTGTCAGCCATAATAGTTTTAATGTACCTGTTAGGTGTAGTATCTGTCTTCATTACAAAACGCTTATGCATAAACCTTTGCATGTAAGGACGTATGGTAGCTGTATCAGAATAGTATGTTGGTCCATCTGGTATGTCCAGTTTGTACGTACCACCACTCACAACTTCTACATTAACCATCTTACCTTTAACTTCTGATCTACCCATAATGGGTGAGTGGTTAATACGTACACGTGCTAGTGCATCAGCTTTTTCTTTATTAGCTCCTGTATCCATTACCATGCCCATAGCTTTAGCCATTGCTGCATAGTCATTTGTATTTATATTTGCTATCTCGTTCATTTATTTCTCCTGTTATATTTCATAAGGTTCTTAGTTATATCATGCCACATCTTTTGTGTCAAGCCAATTATCTCCAATCTTTGCCTCTAATAATAAAGGTACATTAAAGTCTATATTCCATTTAGTATTTACTATTTTTATTAAGTTATCATTTGTTGCTTTTACTATTCGTATTACCTTATCTACTTCATTTGGATGTACATCAATAACTATACTGTCGTGTACTGTATTTACTATACAACTTTCCATCTTATTTGCTTCTAGTAACTTATCTATGTATATCAGAGATATAGGTACGATGTCAGCAGTTGCAAAGGATTGAACAGGATAATTCTTTATCTGTGTGAAATATGTCACACTTCCATTCCGTCTACGCTGTACATCGGGCCATGTAAACTCTCTACCAGATGGTGTTTTTATTTTACCAGTAGTAAGTATTTCATTAGCTAATCTCTTATGCCACTCTGATATACCTTTATACTTAGTAGTAAACTGTTGATAATAGGACGCTTCTGCTTCTGTCCTACCAAATCCACTTGCACCATACAAGGGAGCAAACGTATGTGCCTTTGCATCTTGGCGTGATATCTTCTGCCCTGCATCACTGATAACTTTAGCTGTGTAACTGTGTACATCAAATCCTGTTGACACTTCTTGTATAGCTATCTTATCCTGACTAAGGAATGCAGCAACTCTAAACTCTAACTGTGCAAAATCTGCCTCAAGTATTTTACCACCTTCCCATCGTGACACAAACACTTTCTTTACAGGAAACGTCTGACCACGTGGCATGTTCTGCATGTTAGGGTTAGCTCCAGACAACCTGCCTGTACCTGTCCTGTGCTGTAGTAACTGAACGTGTAGCATACCATCTGATTTAATGTGTGTAGATATACCATCAACAAAGCTAGATAAATATGTGTCTAGTGCTGATAATCTTCTAACCCGTTGCAAAAATACAACAGCAGTCTGAAAATCTCTTTCTCTAGCATTGGTCTCTAGCTTTATAAGGTTGTCTTTACTGGTACTAAATCCGTGTGCGCTTACCCAATCGGGGTTAGGTGCAGCAAACTTTAGACCTGCTATAGTATCTGTATTAGTAAAGAGATACCCTTCTGACTTACATTCTAAGCACTTACTTGTTTTAACAAATGGTGTACCATTCTTCTTAGTTCTACGTACCTTACCTGTACCCCTACATGTAGTACACTGTCGTGCCTTTTGTTTGTATAATACAACAGAGTTCTGCTTAGTAATAGATCTAAACTCAGATGGTGTTAGCCTTGAACTAAATGAGTTAGCCCACATAGGTTTGTCATTAGGTTTTCTACTGTAGATAATCCAAGACAACTGCTCTGGACTATTAAGATTAATAGGTCTGTCACCCATTAGCTCATGCACCTGCAACTGTAACTTAGCTAACAACTCTTGCTTCTCAGCTTCAAACTCTTTACGTACTTCTTCAAGTGCTTCTTGATTAACATTAAAACCCTTCTGATAGATACGTGCAAGATGTATGCATATTTGATTGGTTAGTTTTACGGTATCCACTAAGCCTGTATCGTGTGTGTTAAGCTGATCATTTATCTTATCATACAACTCCATAGTAGCATGTAAGTCAGCAGATAAGTATTGTGACAACTCCTCATGTGGTATCTCTCTGGTCGTATATCCTCTGTTGAAGTAATCCTTTAGTGTACCCATCTTCTGTGTATCACAGTTGTATCGTTCTGCTAAGTACTCAAGACTCAAGGGTTCTTTTTGTCCTCGTTGTATTATATAAGCACCAAGCATGGTATCAAAGATATCTCCAGTGTAAGTAAAACCAGATTCCCACAACCATGTTAAGTCATGTATAGCATTCTGCATAACCAAGAGGTGGGTATCATCCAGAATGTTCTGGACAATACTTCCACCCTCAGTAGTAGGTTGTTGTTCACTGTGATCAAACGTAACTATCTTTTCTCCAGAGTTATTTAACATACCTACCATTGTCAACGAATTTTCAGATTCAAAAGGATCAAGCATAAGTTTATTGTTACGTTTAATAGTAGTATTCTCTACATCTAAAACTGTTACAACATTCATTCAATTTCCTCTATCTTAGCTACAATATAACTATCAAGTATATCTCGTACCATTTGTGGCCCATGAGCAAACAAAGTTATACTCTCTGTGTCATGTTCTGCATTGATCTCATACTCTACGTAGTACTTAATCCTTGGTGGTTTGTGCATCATCTAAACTCTCCTTATGCCTCTTTAAATATTTAACAGCTTTTTTAATTATTGTCAAGTCATCTTTAAAACCACCTAATCCAGTGTTGCAATGTGAACACACCCAACCACGAAAGGTATTGGTATCATGGCAGTGATCTAAAACCCATGTACTCAGTTTACTTTTTCCGTGACGACTAAGTTCTAATACATCCCTACTACATATAGGGCAACAATAATTTTTATCTGGGTAAGCGTTTTCATCTTTAAGTTTTCTAATAATCTTACTATGTCCACTATGACAAGATTTACAAGTTCTTTTTATTTCTCCAGTAGAATTACCCATAGTAGGTCTAGGACTCTGAAAGTTATAGAGAGGTTGACGTACATCACACTTTATACATATAATTCCTTCTTCTATATACTCTTCTGGTAGTTCTTCTATTATAAATAGTTCCTGTTGTGTCATACTTCATACCTTGCAGTTCTGTAGTTTAGTTCACAGTGTACAATACCATGCCACCCCGAAAGTTTATTTTTAACTACATTCAAATGTCTTTGTGTATCTTCTTCTTCCTGTCCTTCAACAGGTGGGTTCTTAGCTATCAGAATCATTAGGTCAGCTTCAGCAGCTTTACCTGTACGTGACCCTTCCATCATAGCCTGATTTAATACCACCTTGTTCTCTGCATCAGCAGATAGCTGTGACATATAAAAGATAGCACAACTATGTTGCTTGGCTATCTGTCGTGCATGTATGGCATTAGCCTTGAGTGCTTCATCTGGTCTAGCATAACCACCTGCCTTAGAAAACTTATCTCCCATGTCTAGTATAACTATGTCGGGTTTGTATGATTTACACATACTCTCTACCCAAGACATGTCTCTACCTGTAGAATCTTTAACTTTAATATTATCACTTATGGGTGAGTATATATCCCTTGCCTTACTGGGGTTAGCCTTTACTTCATGCATGGTCATGCCTGTAGCTGCTGTTAAGTATCTAGCACCTACACGATGTGGACCTTCTTCATTACATAATATAATACACTTAGCACCCTGCTGTGCAAAACCATTTGGTCCTGCAACTAGACTAGCATGGAAGGATGTCTTACCTGTGTTAGGTCTAGCACCTACCTCAATCAGGTGTCCTTCATTCACACCTTCTATCTTACGTGTCAGTGTAGGTATATTAAACGTCCATCTGGCTTCAAGATCATTCTTAGCAAGCAATGTCTCAACATCCATGTTATCCCATTCAATGTTTAAGTCAGGTGTGAAGTCATCACCATACTGTTCTAGTATATTACGTATAGGCTCTAGGTTAGACATAGTACCATTGACCATTTCAAATCCTAGATTAGCTACGTCTTCACCTACTACCTGTTGAAATAACTTAGAAAGAACTTCCTGTGCTATGTCATTACCCATTAAGGGTTCTTTCTTTATCTGGTTAAACAGAGATGTGTATGCCTGTTTCTGTGCTGTAGTAAGTTGAGCATTGTTAGACATAAACAGAGCTTCAATCTCAGCAGGTGTAACAGTACGCTCGTATCTTTTCATAGCTAAATCTACAGCATTTTTAATCTTACGTACATCCTTACTAAATAATCTGTCAGGACACTTTGCACCCTTGTGATCATCATAGAAGTCTCTATCCATTAGACTACGTATTAATGTTAATTCCATATTTTACTCCTAGTGTTGTTAGTTTTTCAATGTCGTTAGGGTGTCTATATTTTAAATCATTAGTTAGTTTAAAGGCAACTACAGTGTCAACGTATCCCCTTAGTTCTTTAGTAAATTGTATTGTCTTGGGTAGTGCATCGGGGTCTAGAGCTACAATGGCTGTTGAGAACTGTGATAAGAACCTCTTGTGTTCTTCTGATAGGGATGTACCCAACACAGCAACCCCGACATATACATCACTACCTACAATTGCAGCACTTATACAGTCCTCAACAACTACAGCTACACTACCATTACCATAGCTATAAGGCAAGCTACTTTTACCATATCGTTTCCACTTTGGTATTCGGTGTGTGATACTTCTGCCACTAGCATCTACCATTACACCTGACTCTAGCACTGGAAATACAACACGAGATTCCTTTACATCGTACAACAGACCTAGTTCATCAGGGTCTATATCCCATTGCTTACAGAATATAGATATTGCTTTGTTATCTTTTACTAGACAATCCGGTTTTGTAAAAGTTATACTATTCTCTGTAGTTGTAGGACTAATAGACTTACGTATATCCTCACTACTTAGCTTCACATTCTTCTTACCAGACAAACTACAATTATTACTATAACAGTTATACAATATAGTTCCCATATTATTGGTAACTGTAAATGTGTTAGTTCTATTACATGATGGACAATCTAATCTCTTTGACTCACCATTTACAAGTGATAAATCATTTATAATATTATTTACATTCATAATGTATCACTTTCTTTGTTACTACTTCGTAGATTCTAAACTATCTGTTCTCTGTGTCAATGCTGAATTTGCACTTGTGTATGTATGTTTCATGTATGGTTGCACAGAAGACACATGTGTATGTCCTGTGACTGCCATAATCTGCCCTAATGGTACACCTGCATCCACCATTTGTGTTACTCCTGTCCTTCTTAAATCCATTAATCGTAGTGTCTCAGGGAGCATAGCCTTACGCATGACAGCCCTTCCATGTTTAGATAGTTTCTGTAAGGTGTAGGGTTCGTACACACCCTGTATGGGCTTTACATGGGGTGCTACATACCTCTGAAAGCCAAAGTCTTTATGCTGATCCTTTAACATACCAATTAAGTTGTCTGAAATAGGTAAAAACACCTCGGCTCTACGTTTACTTTGCTCTAGACATAGTCTACTTGTATCCCACTGTATATTATCCCATTCTAGTGTTCTCATGTCTCCTAGTCTCTGACACCATTCATATGCCATCTGTACAATAAGACCTATATTTCTACTGGAAAAGTCAGAGTATGCTGTGTCCAGAAATTCTTTTACATTATTCTCTGTCCACACTACCTTTCTTCTCTTAGTTGACTTACGTTTTATATTAGAGAATGGATTTAGAATAGCCTGTTCCATTTCAATAGCGTAGTTAAATATACGGGAAGTACATGTAGCAATATGATTTGCAAAGCTGACACCTTGAGTGACCCAGTCTTCATAGGCTGACTTTGCCAACTTCGTAGTTATATTTTTATATTTGACTGTTGCAAATTTATCACACGCTACACCTAGAAAATATTTGTAATCTACTTTAGTTTTATCCCGTAACACATTGAAATCATTAGATAAATAAAAGTATTCTACTAACTCTTTGAAGTTACTATTTTTTGTAATTACTAATACCTGTGACCGTATGTCACGCCAGTTATCAATGGCTTCATTGTCCTTACGTACCAACCTACGTACTTTCTGTAGGTCAGTACCATAAGATTTTCTAGTGACTACACCCTCATCTATAAGATTTTTAGGTGGGTTAAATCTATAGTCACCATTGTCTTGTTTAACTACATACCTTGGTAATCTATTCATGCCGCCTCAACAAACTGTGGAGTACTGATCCACTTGGATACCTCTTGCTCACGAGAGAACATACTCACAGCCTGTGTATCATTGCCTGTATTACGTAGGCTGAACCCATTACGCTCATCAGCATAGGAAGCATAGTTAGTGAAGGCACTATACAATGCAAACTTATTGTGTCCACGTACACCTGCCTCTTGCATGTATAACTCATACATCTTCTTGGACTTACGTTCTGACTTAATAATCTCATCTAGGAGGGTTGGTACACTTACATTTGTAAGGTCTATATCTGCCCATAGCTGTAGTTTCTGACCCTGAGTAGCAAAGTCTGTTTTAGCCTTGGCTAACTCATACTGAAACCCACCTAGTGTGAAGCCTGATGTATTCTTCTTACGTACCTTATCGTAATCACCAGTGATCATACCATTAGTACAGAAGAAATCTATAGCACCAAACCATGTAGCAGGTGAGGCAGTACCATCTATACCATGCACAGCTATTAATCTCTGTGATATTTCAGTGGAATGTTTAGGCGTATCAATCGTTGTCTTGATCTTAGGTAGTGTAATATCAAGCATAGTCCAACCACCATTACGTGCTGACTTAAAGTCTACTGTTGCATCCTCTAGGTCAGATGCAGGTAGGTCATTGGACATTACATCCCAGACACTACGATAGAAATCACCATGACTTCTAGCTGTAGCACCTTCACCTATAATAGCAATAGGTTGGCCTGTCTGCATGTTAATGACATACTTCTTATCCTTCACTTTGGTTGGCTCAAAGCCTACCTCAAAGTCTAGGTCATATGGTACGTCTAGTTCGTTTGTTAAATCAAATGGCATTATATATTCTCCTTATCTATTAATATTCTGTTCTAACTGTAAGACTTACATAAATTTTATTATATGGATCTCGTTCTGTAGCAAACTTTATTAATTCGTACAATTCACCTAGATCATAAGCATGTACATCAGACATATGTACTTTCTCAGTAACTACAGGGGTCTTTAACTTTTTATGCTTCCCTGTTTTCTGGTTGTACTCTGTCTCTTTAGTATGAACTGTCCACAATTTTACGTCATCATAATATATCATCTTATCTATTCTCCTTTGTTATGGCAACTGTGCCT